ACGGAGTAAACAATGAACTTCACAGTATCAACATTAGAGAGCAACACAGACGGTGGCGTTACAGTAGCACACTGGCGAGTTAGTAAAACATCAGGTGATTATGTAGCCAGTTCTTATGGCTCTGTAGGCTTTACTCCTGATTCAACTGCTGAAGGCTACACAGCTTATGACAGCCTGACAGAAGAAAACGTGATAGCATGGGTGCAAGCATCATTAGACACAGAAGCACTAGAAGCACGTTTAGATGCCGATCTAGCAGAGCAAGCTAGCCCAACAACTATTGTAGGAACACCGTGGTAAGGGGATAACATGATAACCATAGATGATAAAACTTATACTGAAGATGATCTGAACGATGTGCAAATTTCACAGGTTAAGAGAATCGATGTATTGCGGGGAGAACTTAACCAACTTGAAATGCGTACACAGGAATTAAATGTTATAATTAATGCCTATGCTAACGCAATAAAAGAAAGTCTTTCTGAGGAAGAATAATGGAAAACTGGCATCTAAATAGAAGCGTACCTTTATCTTTACTCCTAATGGTAATAGTTACATTTTACACTGCAACTAAAAGCATTACAGAAGTAGAGCTAAAGACAATCGAGAATGAAGCCGATGTAGCTAAAAACGATGCCAGGCTTTCTGCCTTAGAGAAAAGCGTACAAGGCCAACAGGTATCTCTAGCAAGAATAGATGAGAACATTCGCCACATTAGAGAAACGGTTGATCGCGTACTCAACAAGCAATGAAAATAAGTATCCCATGGCTATTCCGTGGCTATTCCATGGCTATTCTATGGGTACTTGCATCAGTCGCTCTAGCTAATGACCAAGAAGGTAGTTTAAATACTTACCATGGTGATAACAGCACTACTAATTCTAATAATCAGACAACTGATACATCTACATCTAATACCTATAATGGAGCAGCAGGATCATCTAGCGAGATTCCAGTAGGTTCTGCCATAACTCCTAGCTATATGTCTAACGGCATGGACACTTGCCTAAAGGGTGGCGGTGGTTCATTGCAGACTGTTGGCGTAGGATTTAGTACAGGTGAGTATTCCACGGATATTAACTGTCAAAGGCTAAAAGAATCTAAGTTGTTATCTGACCTTGGCATGAAGGTGGCGGCTATCTCACGGTTATGTGAGTCGGTAGAAGTATTCCGTAGTATGCTTCTGGCAGGTAGTCCTTGTCCTATAATCCAAAACAATAGGTTGGTCGTGGGGAAGCGAGCATTCTTGGCTTTGAAGTCCAAGCCAGAATTATTTATCCCTGACTATAAAGATAATGCTGATTGGTATAACGGCATCCTACAGATTGGAGAGGTGACAGAAAATGTTGAAGAAAGCGATATGTCTATTAGCGATATGTTCCGCAGCATCAAGTAACGAACTAGATACGCTGATTAACAGTTCTAGCGCAATAGTAGACCAGATAGACAAAGGTATACGATTAGTTGGTGCAGCACAGGAATATTCTTACCAGGGAGCTGGTATGTCTAATGGCCAGTTATCTCAGACAGCACATATATCTAGTGAACAACTACAAGCCTATAACAATGCTCTAGCAGGTATGCAGTCTTACCAGTCTTATGGTTCTGTACAAAATGTACTAGAGAATCTTGCTAGCGAAGAGTTAGTCTTGATGAACGATGCTGTGGATACCTTTACTGAAGTTGTTGTTGATATGATCCAGGTTGTAGAAGTAACAGAGATGGCAGAGACAGCAGCAAGCCCAGCAGAAGAAGCAGAAGTGCAGGAGTTTGTTGCACAGAATCAAGAGATGCTGACTATCACTCAAGACGAAGTAGATACTTATAACCAGTCTGTTGACGATATAGAAACACACGCTAATAACGCTAGTGCGTTTATTGCTGTTGCAGCCAACACTGAAGCGGTCGGTTTCTTGGAGCAGGGTGCAGAGAACAACAACACGACAGCAGAAGAAGCTACTTTGACTTACAATGCTAGTTACCAATGGGTACAAATGTCATGGGCAGGAACTAATAACGCATCTGCTGTATACTTAAATGGTAACGACAACTTTGGTTTGGATTTGTATAAGACAGAAGCAGAAGTATTACTATCAGGTAGTGAGTCAGAGTTCTATCTTACATCACCAATCGGACAAGGTTATAATTGCTATATGTACGGAGAAGATTGCGAATGAGTCTAGCTGAAACAGAACTATCTATCGGTGGGATTAAATTTAAGGGCATCTATATAGTTGTCCTTCTTTCCCTGGCTACTACCATTGGTGGTGGCGTATGGACTGCATCGAGCCTATATTCCCGCTTAGAGTCTGTAGAGTCCAGGTCTATCCCACAGGTAGCACCGATAGAGGAAAAGATAGGTCTGATAGAACAGCAGCTTAAAGACAACGATATAAGCTCTTTAGGCTCTAAATTAGCTACTTTAGGAACTAACCTAGAGACTATCATGGGTCAGCAAGAAAAGCTCTTAGAAGTGAAATCTGAGCTTACACAGCTAGCTAAAGATTTAGAGACTATGAAAGCAACAGTAAAGAAAGCAGAGTTAGTTAGTGAAAGCATAGGGAATGTAGATGACCGAATGAAAGTAATTAGCAAAGAGATTAATGATTTGTGGGATGGAATGGACTATTTATCCAATCCGTTAAAATAGGAGATAGATTATGTTACAGCATTTAATTGCCCCAATAGCTAACTTGGCTGGTGGCTACCTAAAGAACAAAGCAGAAGAGAAGCAAGCAAAGCACAAAGCCAAGATGAAAGTCATTAAGACTGATGGTGAGTGGGAAGCTAAGATGGCTGATGCTTCTGCTCATAGTTGGAAAGACGAGTTCTGGACTATTGTATTAGCTACGCCCGTGTTCATGGTTGGCTATTCCATAGTTGTTAATGATCCTGCCGTTATTGATCGTGTTAAGGAAGGATTTATAGCATTGTCTGGATTGCCTGAGTGGTATCAGTATTTATTGTTTATTGCTATTTCTAGTAGCTTTGGTATCAAGGGTGTAAGCAAACTAATGAGTCTAAAGAAATGAGTTATAAGTATTTCAGTATAGAAGAGTTTAACTGTCAGCAGACTGGCGAAAACGAAATGGTAGAAGAGTTTATCCATAAGCTAGATGAGCTACGAGAAGCCTGTGGGTTTCCATTTAAGATTACTAGTGGATACCGTAGTCCATCCCATAGTATCGAGGCTCGTAAGGCTAAACCAGGCACTCATGCCCAGGGAATTGCTTGCGATATTTATGTATCTGGTGGCGCACAACGTCACACTATTATCAAGGAAGCTATGCGATTAGGCTTTACTGGTATTGGTGTTGCTAAGACGTTTGTTCATGTAGACATACGCGATACCACGGCTGTTGCCTGGCAGTATTAGTAAACAAAACTGTTGATGATTAAACTGTAATAAGGTATATTGTTACTTCCATAGGAGGTAATAATATGAAATCAAGTGAGTCTATAAAAGCCCTTGCTGAAGCATTATGTAAGGCACAATCTGAGATGGGTGGCGCGGTCAAAGAATCGTCAAACCCATTTTTCAAGTCTAGCTATGCGGACTTAACATCCGTCATTAAAGCTATCAAAGAACCATTCGCTAAGAATGGATTAAGCTATACACAGTTCCCTATCTCTAACGAGTATGGTGTCGGAGTATCTACACGCCTGATGCACAACAGTGGCGAGTGGATTGAGGAGCAGTTTGTTCTCCCATTAGTGAAGCGAGACCCCCAGTCTGGCGGGTCGTGTCTGACCTACTGTCGTCGGTATAGTTTGCAAAGCCTAGCTGGCATTCCTGCAGCAGATGACGACGCAGAGTCGGCCATGTTACGGACTGAGAAATCTAAGCAGGATGAATACGAAGATATGATTGTTGACCTTATGCCTGTAATTACGGCTATTAAGGATGGCATTGCAACTGGAGACTATTCCACAGCTAATGAGGAATGGAACTCTCTCAGCGATACTGAGAAACAAATTATATGGAAAGCCCCCTCAAAAGGTGGAAAATTTACGACTAAAGAAAGGGAAATAATGAGAACCCCTGAGTTTAGACAAGCCCAATAGGAGTGTAAGATGAAGAAGTTAATTATAGGCCTTAGCCTATTAGCCATGAGTACAGCAGTTTATAGTTCATGCTACTGGAGTAAAATTGCAGAAATAAAAGGGCAGCGAGGAGTTGTCTGCACTTGGAAATGTGGATACGGTTCACAAGCAATACACACAACAACATCGGGCATAGCTTATTGCCCAAGACCACGATAGGAGAAAACTATGACTGTAGGAATTAGCATAAGAATCAACGTAGAAAAAATAGATAAGGCTAGGCTTTATAAAGGAGCTAAAGGTACTTATCTTGATCTAACAACTTTTGTCGATCTTGATACTAAAGATCAATATGACAATAACGGCTTTATCAAACAAAGCACATCTAAGGAAGAGCGTGATGCAGGTGTTAAAACAGAGATACTAGGTAATGTAAAAGTATTCTCTAATGACAATCAGGCTAAAGGGAATACCGCAAAAGTTAACCAGGTATTAGATCAGTCTAAATTGTTGGATGACGATATACCGTTCTAGTTAAAAACCCCCCTCCGAAGAGGGGGTAAACCATAGGAGTGTGAGGGGGAAGCTCACAATTCGATTCTAACACAACTAAAGGAATGTCAGCATGATTGATGCAGGTAAGTGCTTAAAGCTAGCACAGGCAGATTTAGGCATATCTAGTGCTGATCTGGCCAAGCGCACAGGTAGTACGCCACAGCAATTAGTTAGATGGCGAGCGCAAGCAAACATGAAAATCCACACAGTAGAATGTATATGTAAGGCGATGAATATATCGATTTATGACTTTTTATTGTACCAAAAAATAGAAACCCCCAATTAAGGGGGTTTTTTTTTGTCTTGGAAAAGACTATACTTGAATCTACGACAATACAAGAAAGGCTAGTATAGCATACATTACTGTTCGGTAGTGTCTTATAACATCCATTCTTGTAAGTATTCCGCCTGGGGCTGACGAACTCCTTAGATAAAACGTCAGAGCGTGGTTGACCCTCCAGACAAGGCGCATGATGCAGATCGGTTTCTGCTGATTGATAGGTTGGATATCCGATAGAATACGAAATGTAACCGCAAAGTCGCTTTGCCCTTTGATCGAAAATTTTGCTCCGCGCAGTGAAAGGGTTAAATGTGCATTTAAATATATATTCTAATATATAAAAAAATAATGCTTGTACATATACAAATATGTATATAAGATAACTTTTAAATTAATCGGGCGAAACTTTAGTTGAGCCATAAGGAGTGGGAAATGAACGTATTAAGTTTGTTTGACGGTATGAGCTGCGGTAGGATCGCACTAGAAAGAGCAGGTATTAAAGTTGATAAATACTTNGCTTCTGAGATTGATAAGTACGCTATAGAGATAGCNAAGAAGAATTATCCAGATACTATTCACATCGGTGATGTTAAAGATGTGATGTATCCTAAGTCATTTGATGGCCACAAGATTGACCTGGTGATTGGTGGATCGCCTTGCCAAGGATTTAGCTTTGCAGGAGATAGGCTAAACTTTGATGACCCAAGATCAAAACTATTCTTTGAATACGCTAGACTGGTTAAAGAGTGTAATCCTAAATACTTTCTCTTAGAGAATGTCCGCATGAAGCAGGAATGCCAAGATGTTATTAGTGACATACTTGGAGTCTATCCCATAGCTATCAACTCTAATCTCGTATCGGCACAGAACAGATACCGTTTATATTGGACTAATATACCTCTTGATGGGCAGCCAGAAGATAAAGGCATAATGCTGAAAGACATATTAGAGGATTATCATCTCATAGGTAGTGAACACTTCCACTCTGAGAAAGCAGTAGCTTACATGGAAAGAGGTAACGATAAGTGGATGCAAGCAGGATCACGCAGAGCAGATCGTTATACACAAACACCTGATAAAGATAAGTCTTTTACTCTGACAGCCAATATATACAAGGGTGTTCCATATAACTACTTTGAGGATACAAGGGCTAACCTAGAGCCAAGTGATAACGGATTGATATTAGCAGGTCATGCTACTAATATTAATGGGCATGATCTAATGAAGCGGATTTATCATGCTGATGGTAAAGCACCTACACTAAATGCTTGTACTGGTGGTAATAGAGAACCTAAAGTACCGTTTAATGCAAAAAGGTGGCGCAAGCTAACGCCACTAGAGTGCGAAAGGTTGCAAACTGTACCTGATGGCTATACCGTGGGTGTTTCTAATACACAGCGATACAAGATGATAGGCAATGGATGGACAGTAGACGTTATTTCACATATATTTAATAAGATGGAGGCGTGATATGAACGGTAAAGGCAGTAAGCAAAGACCAACAAACAAAGCGAAGTTTGATTCTAATTACGATGCTATATTTAACAAACCAGAGGAAAAGCCAATGACACAACAAGAAAGAGTATTAGATTATCTACAGAGTGGTAACACACTTACCTGCTTAAACGCATTCAATGAGTTAGGCATTACCCAGGTAGCCAGTCGCATCTTTGAGCTAAAGGAGAAAGGCCATCCCATAGCTAAACGAATGACCAAGGTTACTAACCGTTATAACGAAAAATGCAGCGTTGCTGAATACTTCTATGGTGAAGACGATGCTGTGTAAAGACGGTAGCACCTATGACCCTAAGCAAGAGGATTTGATTGCTTGGGAAAGAACGTACACTGAACGTGGCGTAAAGGTTCATCAAGAAATTATGTCGATGGAATCTTGGCTCGATGCTAATCCTGGTAAGAGAAAGACAAAGGTTGGCATGAAACGGTTTATTGATTCATGGTTAAAGAGGGCAGCAGAACAGGGCGGCTCTCCCATGGTTAGATCAAAGAGCCAAAGTAGTAGAGCCATATCTGTAGAGGATAAATTAGCAGACGTGTCATGGGTACAAAATTTAGAGGCGAAGCAGGAAGCTATCAACTTTTTCTTGCGTAAATATGGTTTTTACTTTGATGGAGAAGTAAGACATGAAAAGGCGCAAAATACAGTTTAAAGGGGAACACTGGTTTCTGATTGATGGCGAGTATTACGAATACTTAGAACTCGCTGATTACACTGGAGCGTCTTACAACGCCATAAAGAATCGACTGTATAGTAAAAAGTATTTCACTGCCGATGATATATATGAGCCATATTCAAAAAATGGCGGCAGAAAAAGAAAGGCGCAAAAACCCAAAAGGCTAGAAAGCATGGCTGATGAGTTATCGCAAAAATATCTAAGGAGAAAGTTGTAATGGGTAGAATTAAAAAGATGGTTTACCAGGGAACCAACAATCCCTTTCTAATCGATGGTAAAGAATACACTTATTCTGAATACGCTAAAGCAGCAAACGTAAGTTACAGGTGCATGATGTCTCGAATAGGTGGCAAGCACATGGTGACTGATAACGATCTAAAGCCATTGGATACAAGCAAGATACCTAAGTCATGGAGAAATGACACTAACTATCAGATATCCAGGTTTGAACATCCATCTGAGAAACTCATGGATCAGTGGTTAAGAAGACCTTTATGACCCAAGGAGCATTTGTGAAGTTTAACTCTAAAGATGAAGTACATAAAAGGGTACAGTATCTTATAGACAATATGCTTGCATGGGATTACAGCAAGCCTTTAGCTGTAAAGTTGGAAGAGTACAAGAACCCTAGAAGCCTTAGCCAGAATGCAATGTCTCATATTTGGTACAGAGAGATTGCAGAAGCTATGGACAAGAAAGGCCATAAGGTCGATTATGAGAACCCAGCAGAAGCATGGAAGCTATGGCTAAAGAAAAGGTTTCTGGGTGTTTCTACTGTTAATATAGGTAAACATACCCTAGAAGAAATAAAACGCACCAGTGACCTGAATAGTGGGGAAATGGCGCATTACCTGGATCAAGTGTATCATTGGGCTATTGATCTAGGAATAAGATTAACAATACCAAAAGAGTGTGAGTACGCGGAAATAAAAACTAAACAGGAGTCTTAGTGATGATAAACCCTGATACATTGATACCGTTTTGTACAACCGAAAGACAAAGAGAAATATTAGAAGAGCTTAAAACTGCACCATCAATAGCACAGGCTGCGAGAAACATTAATGCAAGTAGACGTTATGTACATAGAGTGCTTAAAAGGCTAGAAGAGAAAGCAGCTAGCCAGGGAGTCGCTCCTCATCGTGATGTAAACCACCGAACAGTCGAAGGCTTTAACGCCAAGCGTATATCCACAGCATTTAAAGAAGATGGTACGATTGCCTTACAGTGGATCATTCAGGAACCAGAAAAACGCGATATGCGAGCGAAGATCGATGCTATGGTCGATGGTTTGCGCGATGATCTTACTGGGTTCAAAAAGCCTGTAGCTCCACCTAAGACAGTTGATGAAGATTACTGCGCCCAGTACATGATAGGGGATCACCACTTCGGGATGTTAGCTGACAGTGAGACTAAATTAGATGATGCTGATTGGGATGTGAAGATAGCTACTAAAGTCTTAGTTGATGCCGTGGATAGACTGTCAAACCGTGTTGGCAATGCTCACACTGGAGTTTTAGTAAATGTCGGGGATTTCATGCATGAGGACGGAAAGCAGATGACCACGGCAGGAACGCCAGTAGATGTCGATACCCGAATCAATAGAACATTCAGATTAGCAGGTCGATTGTTTCAGACTATCATAGATAAGATGCTTGAAGTCCATCAGGAAGTTGTTGTTATTAATGTAAGAGGCAACCACGACTCTGACATAGCCTGTCACCTTTCTAGCTGCTTAGACCTTCTGTATGACAAAGAGCCAAGAGTTAATGTGCTTAAAAACTATTCTAAGTTCCTGCATTGGGAATGGGAGAATAATCTTTTTGTTTACCACCACGGTGATAGAGTAAAGCATGAGCAGATTCTCCAGGCTGTAGTCACTAACCTGGATGATGAATGGTCACGCTGTAAGCATAGGTATTGTCACATGGGACATATACATCATCAGATGAGCAAGGAAATAGGAACCATGCTTTTCGAGCATTTTTCGTCCATGACTTGTGCTGATCAATGGCACAGCGATTCGGGCTACTCCGCGAATAGATCAATGACAGCTATTGTATATCACAAGAAAAACGGTGAAGATAGTAGAGTCAAAATAACAATAGATGGTCTTGAAGATGGGCAAAAAGAATAATGTTATTAAGTTTCCTAAAGGCGAAGATTACAAACTCATCCGTCAGTTTTGCGAGTGCGGTATCGTTCTTGAGCATTGGGTTGATAGTGATGGGGTTTCTTTTGGTTTGTGTAGTAGCTGTCACCTTGGCATTGGTGATGAGCTTCTTGCGACTGCCGATGACGATAATGAGACGAGGCACTAGATGGGTAAAAGAAAACCACCTACTATAGCCCAAGAGGTAGAGAAAGCCGCAAAGTTAATGCAACGACTGGTAAGGCTCAAGGCATCTGATGACAATGGTTACTGTACTTGTGTTACTTGCGGCAAGGTTGATCACTATAAGAATATGCAAGGAGGCCACTTTTACGGCAGGAGGCATTTAGTGTTCAAAGTCTTTATTGAGAACTGCCATACCCAATGCGCGGGTTGCAATCTTTATGGCATGAAGACTACTAAGATACAGGAAGCCTACCGAATCTACATGGAAGATATGTATGGTGCTAGACGTATCAGAGCAATGCAGAAATTAGCTTGGAGGGCAGCACCTAAGTTCAAGCGACAAGATGTATTAGATTTGCAGAAAGAGTTTAGGGAGCAGATTAAATACCACGAACAAAGAATAGGTGAATGCTAAAATAGTTTACATTTATGTTTATGTTGTGATAAGGTATATTTAAATCAATCAAAGAGGAAAGGAAATGGCTAGATATTTTTACGAGGACTTCATAAACAAACACCTGGACGCATTAGACAATGAAAGCGCAAGACTTTCTGACCTGTCTGATGAAGACAAAGATCACGCAACCTATATATGGATGATGAGCCACAAGACATGGTTCGATGACATCTACCCAGTTGCTATAGGCAGAAGTGTAGGCAAGATCGTCACACAGATGCTATTTGGTAAAACACCATTAAACAGCAAACTACTATCTAATCTGTTTATTGCAATGGCTGATGACTGCCCTGATAACTATGGCAGGGATGAGCAGTGGTGGAGTGAAGCATTAGGTAAGCATCTTGATACCGAAGTTAATCTAGGTAACTTTGCAGACAGCTTAAGAGATGATATTTACCTATACTTAGAAGAAGCAATGGAAGAGGAGATATTCCAACAATTAGCTGACTTAAAAGCGAGGGAAAAATATGACCACTTTGAAGAATGAATGGGAAAGATTGAGAGATGAGTACCCTGCCTTAGAGCATGAGTTCGACCGAGAGGAAAGAACCGCATTTGATAGATGGGTAGAAGGCATGGGTTTCGATGGAATAATACAAATAACTGGGAAAGAAGAAAATGACCAAGACAAAAAAAGCAGTTAAGAACTTAAACAAACAGGCCGACAAGGCTATCCGTAAAGCAAAGAAAGAGGAGTTCAGAGCGCAGCTATCTGCATTCTTTGACAAAGAAGTTAAAGGAATAAAAAACTGGCATCTTGTTGCAACATTAGCAAGTTTGCTTATAATCATAGAATTATTCTAGTTAACCCCTAGTAGTAAAGGCAAGGTATCCTCCTACCTGATTAGCTGGTGTGGCTCACCAGTGCCGAAAACGAGCCATTACCTACCTACATATTATCTATCAATTTTTATCATTAATGACTTATCAATAAAGTGCCTATAATCTCGCCTTACCAACTAGAGGCGCAAAATGAAAATCGTAATTATCCTTATACTTTTAGCTTTATCTCTCATAGCTATAGAAGACCTAAAAGTCAGCTCACCAAGATCCCCAGAAGAAAATAACCAAAAGTAAACAAAAAGTGTTATAATTAGCTTGTAATGTTAATTACGGAGCTAATATGAAGCAACTACAGTTGATAAATCGCATACACGAATGTGAAGAGCATGGGTGGAATGATCTATTAATGAAAGTGGATCAAGTTACTCAAAGTTTAGTCGATACTCCAAGTGCAGGTACACAGATCAAATCTGCGTTAATGCTATGGAGTCACGAAGTGGATATGCGCTCTAACAAACTACCACCGAGTGAGTCGCAGCTAGCCATGAAAAACCCTGTCATGCAGATAGGTCAGTTTGGCGCAGACGATTAAACTGTTATAATCGGTTCTATGATAAGAATCGAGAGTGACGAAAACGTACACGAAGCTGACTACGATTTAGTAGAACGGTTTGCAGAAGCCTTACTTGATAAAGATAAGGTGGCCATGCAAGAAGTTCTTTATATGCTAGAAGATCGTATGGATGCTAGTTGTGTCTGTTTAGAAGTCGATTGTATTTGCGGTAGCTGGTAAGGCTATCCCATGGCTATTCCACGGATACTACTATCCAAAGGCTATCCCACGCCTATTGAGAGCTGCACATGAAATTGACAGTTATTAACCTGGACGAGCATATAAAAACTCTTACAGACATTGAGAAGAATCAAGTGCCTTTTGCTTGTTCTGTGGCAATGAATGAAACTGTTAAAACATTAGCTAAAAAATACCTACCGCAAGTAATTGATAGATATGTCGATAAGGGCGCAAATGCTTACACAAAAAAGGGCTTTTATTGGTGGAGAAGTAATAAGCGCGACCTGGTTGCTTATGTAGGCTCAAAAGATGATAACGAATACCTGGACACTGTTATCTATGGTGGCATTGTTAAGCCGTTAAAGGATAATCGGTTTCTTATACAGCCAGTCAATGTTCGCCTCAATAAATATGGTAACTTGCCCAGGAACTCGCATCAAAGAAGAATGGACAATCCACATTTATATTTTAAAGGAAAGCCAAATAAAAAAGCTCCCTATGGTGTATACAGAAGATATAAAAGGAAAAAGCCAAAGTTAGTCACTCTATACGATAGAAAGAACAGACGGCAGCGCGGTATCTTCCCTGCTCCAACACTTGCTCGTCATTTTGTACGCAAGCAATTCATCAAGAACTACAACATCGCATTTGGAAATATTATGATGCAAGGCCATCGCAAACCTACTGGATTCTAAACTATCCCATAGCTATTCCACGGATATTGCAATAGCAAGGCTATCCCCTGGATACTGGGGATCATATCTTATACAAAGGCTATCCCACGGATAGTACGGATCACCACCTATAAAGGCTATCCCATGGCTATTCCATGGATATTGCGATGCAAAGGCTATCCCATGGCTATTCCATGGATAGTGCGATAGAGGGGCGATAGGGCGGAAAATAGGCAAAAATTCAGGGCAAAATGGCTGAAAGCCGCGCAAACACTAGGCTAGGGGCTAATTGTCCAAATAGACAAAAACATATAAAAGGAAAGTAAAAGGCCAATTTTAGGGTATAGATGAAAGGGTACTATTTTGCGGTGAATGGGTTAGACAATAAGCAATAATGTATATAATATACTTGCATCAATTAATTAAAACGGAGTTAACAAAATGACTAAAGCAGAAAAAAGACGGTTCAAACTAGAAAACGGTTGTAGCCCTTTTATATTTTATGCAAAGTTTACGGTAATTTTTGGCGTTATTATTGGCGCGCTTGTATCGCCTTTTGTAATGTGGCTAATAACTGAATTTAACAAAATCTAATCAATCGGAGAAACAAAAAATGAAAGACTTATTAAAAAAGAAAGCAACTATCAAATTAGCAATAGCGTCAATGTATATTATATCTGCCATTATTTTAATTTGTTTATATTTAACAGGTATTAATAACGCGGTTATCGTTGGCGGTTTCGGTGTTGTTATCATTCAAATATCTTTAATCGGTTATTTGTTAGGCGAATTAAAAGAAGTAAACTTTTATATTAGACTTGAAAAAATGGGTGTTTAAGATGAATTTTATTAAATCGGAAATAAAAAAACACGGGGCAATGGTTGCTCTTATTGGGTGGCTTACTCTTAGCGCGGGGGCTATTTTATGCCATATCGCGTTGATGGCTTTTCTTAAAACAATCTTATTAATGGGGGTTTAATCATGAAAGAAGAATTAAAAGAGTTATTAATAAACAACATTGATCCAACCGATAAGTTAGATGACGGTTATGAATTGTACGAGCATTTAGACTATAACGGGGGAGTGCATGAGATTATTGATAGTAATATCGATATTTACTACTACAACCTTAGGGAGTGGGCGGTAGATCATTATCGTTATATTGAGCAAGCTATAAGTGAAGGCATAACTGAAGGAGTAGAAGATTTCCACAAGCTCATTCAATGCGGGCAATATTTACAACTTATTGAGCAAGCTCAAGAAATAATTAATGATTTATTTAGAGAACATGAAGGCAAACTATTTAACATTAAAGGGGTGGCATAATGACAAAATTACAATTACTAAAACAAATGGGAATGCTTAATCCATATCTAAAGGAAAAACTAGCCTATCCAAAATCAATGCTTGAGAAGTTATACAAGCACGGCTTCGAAGACTTTTCCTATAGTAACGATGAATGCGCTTCTTTTGGTATGGATCATTCACTTAGCAACATGGATCATTGTTGTTTATATATTGCACCGCTTAAAACATTAAAAGCGGTTGAAACTGATCACTATCAAGACGCTAAAGAAGCGGGCGCAAAATATGCCTATTACATTGATAATATTGATGACTATTGGCTAGACATTGACGAGGCAATACAAGCCTATATTCCCCAATATTTGAAATACAAAAAGGAGTGCTAACAATGCAAAAAACTTACACTTTAAGCGGTTCCAGAACATTAAATTTCTCTGCTGAATTTACGCATGAAGAGATGATAAAAGCGGGATACGATTGTCCTGAAGAGTACGCGCACGACTTAGATATGTGGGAGCGAGCTGACGTTAGAGAGGGCGACCCATGTATTGAAATATATGACATAGACATTGAGGAGGGTGAGTAATGGATAATAAACAATTATCAAAAGAAGTAGACTTTGTTTCTGAGTATTTTGCTTGCATGGGTTGGTTGGGAACGCCAATCACTAGAAAAAGAATCGCCTCTCAATTATTAAGAGGCTTTAACTACAGAGACATATACTCTCTCGGAGTTGATCGCGTCATGTATTGGAGGTTTGACTATGAATAAATATATCTTTGAAAAATATGTTCTTGAGATGAAACAAATATATCTCACTACTTTAGCTGATGCTTCAAATCTGAGATATTTGCTAGAATCTTTTTATGGGTTGGATCAAGCACACGTTGAAGAAATATTATTAACGTCAAAAGAATTAATTGATGATCATTTAAAGAAGGCGCACAATTATGAATAATAAAATTGTACCAATACGCCCAACGCTAAAGATTAGTGATAAAGCCTATCAGCAAAACAAGGAATACAAAAAGGTTAAACAGCTTCAGCTAGAAGCAATAGAAGAGTTTAAAAGGCAGAAGGCAGAAGACAGAGAGGCTATCATATGCAATCTAATTGGCATGGTTAGCTTGATGAGTATAATATTTATAATGGCTAACTTCATTAGCCAATAGGAGAAAAAGACAATGAACAATTACAAACTAACAGAAGATGATTGGCTTGAGTCCAATAAATGGTTACTTCACCCAAGCGATGAGATCATAATTAAAAAAGCCCTTGAAGACTTTTGCGAATATCTAGAAGAAGTTAAAACAGAAAATCCACCACATGAGAATTGGAGCGGATACATTGAGCGAGCTAATGATCTATTTAAAAGGTTTCACTCAGTAGTTAACGAGTAAACAAACAGCCGAATATTGCCCCCTTAATTGGGGGCTTTTTTTTGTCTGCTGTTTATCTGGGGGGGTTATAGCCGTTCGGCTGCTTACCACGATCTCACCAAATCCATTCTAAGCCCTTTTATTCTGTTAGGGTATGTATCTACCCAGTTATATTTAATCGCCTTGTATGGGCATCCAGGGCTTAGCTCTATGGTTCGAGTAATTATCTGTATTTAACCGAACAACTACCCATCAAATGATATTTTCACCCTATACTGTATAGATAAACAGTGATTGATCAATTAATAACCAAACTGTACAAATATTAACCAATTCGAGCATTTGGGCAAATAGGGCTATAAGCTCAGGAATTGCGTTTTAACGGCTTTTNGCTTTTCTTTAGTGAATTGGTGCATTAGTAAATAAT